GCCTCTAGGGTTGCTTTTCTTGATGCAACTCGCTTTGCCACTTGCTCAGGGGTTTGTTTTCGACCTTTTTGAAAAGCAGATACTTTAGCTTTTGCAGATTCGGACAGGGGACGTCCTATTTTGTTTTTACCCACAAGCCATGGAGTTGGCCTGCTAACTCCCTTGAGCGGGTTTATGTAAGTTTTTCCGCGATATTTTGAAACTGGGGGTTTATGGCCGCCAATAGACAAGTTCCATCCAATCCCTTCAGATGGTCGTAATTTTCTTTCTATTTCATAACAATAGGCCTCTTCGCCTATTAGAACCACTGTTTTCACCAGCAAATCCCAACCATATTTATTGATCGCGTTGGATAAATGTTGGTTGTCATGGCGAGCTTTTGAATGAGACCATTTATGGCCATATAGCCACCTTTTCTGAGAGTTCCTAGATACGCCAACATATCCCTCAGACGCGATGTCTGAATGATGTTGAGCGCGTATCCAATAAACTTCAGCGGCCATTTTGTTACCTAACGTGTATAGTGAGAAATATTCGGAGCAAAGTAGATTGGGGAGTTATCGCGCTCTTCGTCCTGAGCGATTTTCAACGCCTCGTCTGCCGTCGCTTTGATGGGGCCAATTAGCTGCAAGTTGAAGTCAGGTAGCTCCATGGCCAACCGCCATGCAAGCTGCCAGACAATGGTCTCGTACCAACGCTGAGGAATGTCCAATTCGTCGGTAAGCGTCCCAACATCCATGATGTAACGCTGCCGCCAAATTGTAAGCTGCCCGAACATGTTGGTTGTATCGGTCACAGGCCAGATACGCATGACCGGGTAGTCGCGCTGGCGATCAAACCAATACTGGAGAGGGCGACCAGAAAAGGTCTTGTTAGGTAGATTGGTCCAGTCGTCGCGGTTCATTCGCGCCAGTGGGATCTCGGTAGGGTTGTTCGCAGCGTAAAACTCAATAACATTCAATGTGTTACCGCCAGTTTCGCGCATACGAAAGTAGTTGACCGGCTGGGTGCCGTCAATGTCGTACCACTGCCACTTACCAGCGGTGTAGAGCGTAGCGCCCGGGGACAGGCAAGAGGTCCACGTCGCGCCATCGTTCGACCACTCGTAGACGATATTGAACGTCCCTGTGGTCGCCATCATCACGCCAACGGTCGTGACCTGAACCTGAGACTGCGGGTCAGCGATTGGGTCAGCGCCGATGTAGGCGATCTCAATGTTCCCGTTTGGCCCAGTCTGGGCGCAAGAGGTATCAAGATCGCCGTCGAAAGCGTACTGGGGTATGCCTCCCGGCGCGCTGTACTGAACCGGCCCATTCTGCCGAGACAACCAGCGATAATTGGCATTCAGGATGTCCATCGTACCTTTGGGCGGCACAATAGCTGCCTGCCCGAGAGGGAGCGGGAGGATCTCCTTCTCGATGCACCAAAGAGGGACACCCTGACTGCCAAGCGACGAAAGCAGCAAATAGAGGTTGTCTTTTGCCGTTTCGATCAGCTCAGAGGAAATTTGTTGCGGTTGCATACGGCAGCGCCGGAAGGCGTGATCAATCACCTTCCGGGTCTGAAATACGGTCGTTGAGACTGTACCGGAGACGGCCATTTAGCAACCGACCTTTCCGCCCTTTTTCATCATGCTGGGAGCGTTTTCAGGCGCCGCCATTGATGCCTTCTTTGCCATGGCTGCGCGGATTGCCCCAACATTAGGCTGGCCGGGGCGAGCCTGATTGACGCCAACACCGCCAGCAGGTGCGCCCTGCTGCGGGATCATGGGGCCGCGAGACGCCACAGGAACGCCCTTGGGTCTGCCCATCATCTGAAGCGGGCTGGCAACTCGCGGGGGAGTAATCCCGCCGTCAGCCTTCTTCAACGCGCCGGGCTTGACCATGTTCTTGATCATCTTCTTGTCTTCGGCAGCGTCGTCGTGAGTTTCGCCACCTTTCTTAAAAGGTGTCTTCTTCTGACCCTTCAATGAGGATTCAATGGCGTTCGACTTTGCCATCTGAACCTTCTGAGCCATGCCGCCCTTCTTGAGCGCCAGAGGCTGTGCATCCGCGCCCGGCATAGGCTGCGCAGCGGACTGCTGGGCCTGCTGCGCCATCATAGCGCGGCGCTTGGCAGCCTGAGCCATCATAAGCTGCTGCTTCTGCTGGGGCGTAAGCTGCGGCATACCCTGCGCAGCCTGCATAGAATCACCGCCACCCATGCCAGTGGCATCAACGTTGCCGCCGTCATAGTAGTTCTTCTTGACGTGACCGCCTTTGGCGTACATCTGCCCAGTCACCTTGCTGGGGGCGCTCTTGGTATAACCAGCGGCTGCCGGAAACTCGAAGTCTTTTACATAACGAACGGCCATTGGCTTATTCCCTAGTTGCAATCCCATTTTCTGAGGGATTTATTGATGCGACTGTCAGGGTCCCGGGCGGTTTCGGCAGAGGTTAATTTTGCCTTCATGCCCTTCATCCTTGAACAGAATGAATCCCGCCTGCCAGCAGCAGCCGGGCTTTTTTTGGCCTCAGCAGAACTTACCGGGCGCTTGATGTCATGTCCCTGAGCGCGCAAAGACGCGCGCCCTTTCTCGTTGAGGCCGCCTTCAGGGTTCTTTCCCTCAGCGCGTGTCCAAGCCCCACCAGTCTTGTAGACCGGAGTAGAGCCGCCTTTGGCCATGCACAAACGAGCCATGAATCACCCGTAGATTTTAATGCACTCAAGCACGATTGAGTACATGTCGCCAGCCGAAGTATCGGATGTGGTGAACGTGATGTTCCCAGTGTTTCCGGTAGCGCCCGCATTATTGGTGAGGCCACCAAAATGCTCACCAAAACACATATGGTAATTTGTATTCTGCGGAATCATCCACGCCATGATGGGCGTTGTAGCTTCCCATAAAATACGAACTTCCATGCCGTGCGTTGTCGACCAGATTTTATTGATCTTGACGCCAGTGCAAGCAATGCCGCGAGAGTTTGGCGCAAGCGCAGAGACGTTCACTTTGACAACATCGGTTTCACCAGTGCCGTCAGAAATATTTGTGAACTTCTGAATCACAAGACGCTCACCATCAAGCAGCGTCTGCGAATTGACTGTATCGACCATTGGTCCCTCCTAAAAGAAAGTAAGGGGGCGCAAGGCCCCCTGCTTATTAGGCGGGGACGACGCCGATAGCGCCAGTCTGTGTAGCGTCAGGGCCAGCCGCCGCAGCGGTAAGGCCGATGGCGATCACAAGACGGCGAGTGCCATTTGAAGCCGAGGTAGCAGGCAGGAACGTGCCGCGCACGTCACCCGTCGAAGACGAAGCCGTAGCCGTATCAGCAGCCGTGAACGTGCCAGCATTGTCAGCAACAGCGCCAGCCCAGCCGGTGCGGAGCAGATAGCCAGCGTCCGTAACCTTGTAGGGAAGGCCAAAGGTGTCACCCATGCCGACCGACAGGTTGCCAACAAACACACCAGAAACTGCCACGCGAGTGATTGTCTTGAAGCCTTTCAGGCCGTTGACGGTGGTGGTGCCGTTGATCGTCAGCAACGAGGTTTGCGCCTGACCCCAGTAGTCCGTGCCGGTGACGGTTACGGTCTGGGCGGTGTCGCTGGCGCTAGACGAAACGATAGACACGTTGCGGCAGCAGTTGAAGGTAGCTACACCGCCAGAGGCGCTGGTGCCATTGATCGTGGCATTACCAGCCGCTGCAACAGCCTGCGCAGCGCAGACGGCGGTGGCGGAAATGGTGGCGGGCACGATGTCGTAGATGTAAACGCGACCCAAAGGGCCGACGCCTTCATACACCTGACCGGGGCCAGCCCAACCCTGCGACTGCGGGCCATTAGCGCCGCCCAACCAGAGATCGTCTGAAAACTGAGGCATTGGTCTTCTCCATGAAAAGCTTGACCGGATTTCGGTATTTGTATTTTCGCATAAAAAGAAGGGGCGGTCTAGCCGCCCCTTCCTGTTGGCTTAGATGCCCGGCGTTCCGTAAACGGCGCGCGGGTCGGTCCAGCCGAGGTCATAACGCTCGGTGGACTTGAAGCGCATCGAGTCGGTTTCAAAGTCGCCTTCCATGCTCTTTTCGAGCTTGCGGCGCATCATCAACTTCAGACCCTCGGGGGCATCCGTCTCGACCCACCAAGCGGTGGTCGAAGTCAGACGAGACAGGTTGGCCTGACCGCCCGACAGAAGGCCCATCGACTTCACAGGGTTGATGTCGTTGTTCCCCGTGCCGGTGCGGAGGACGCTCTTCAGCAGAACCTCAGCCTGAAACACGTTGGAAGGCGACACGACCAGCTTGGTCGGATTCAAACGGATGCGCTTACCGTTGTTGTCAACAGCGTTGCGAACCTGAATGAGGATCTGCTCCAGCGAGGTCTGCGACAGCGCGGCGGCGGTCGCAAGCTGGTTGGAGAAGGTGCCGTTGATGATCGGGTGATCGGTCGCGACAAGAGACTTGCCGTCACCGCCCGCATAAGCGCCATTGAACGCGCGGTTCAGCACGTTCGCAGCCAACGTCTCCTTCGTCTCGACCAGAGACTGGGCGAGGTGCTTGGCGTAGGTCTGGCCGATACGGATGTGATCACCGTCTTCGACAAGAACCTTCGTCAGAGCGAAGGCAAGGCCATAGACCTTGTACTGGTAACGCTTGATGAAGAGGACGCCACCGGACTGGTAGGTGACAGCCGTGCCATCGGGCAGTTCGGGGGCAGCCCCGAAGCCAAAAAGAACGGGCTCTTCATGGTAGTTGCGCGGAATGCCGGTTTCCTCACGGAAAACCTGCTTCCACTCATCGGAACGCTGATCGTAAACGCCGTCGAACGCCTCGTTGAGGATGGGTTCGACAATGGACCGGAAGTCCGTACTGCGCATTGGTGTTGCCATGACGGTAGCTCCCTATCAGAAGGCGTTGATCGTGGCGACGTACTGGTGCTTCGAAATCTGCACCTGAACGACTGTGAAAGCATCGCCGCTAGCATTATCAATGCCGTTAGCAATACCGACGACTCGCATCTGAGCATTACCAGAAGTTGTCTGGGTGCCGACGCCAAGGGTAGCAATTGAATAACCCAGACCGTTGCTGGAAGCAGCGGCGCTGAAGTTATACTGGTTGCCAACATTGGTCTGCGCGAGAGAACCATCGGCCTGAATCTCGTAAACGAGATAGGGGTCCATGGTGTAGTAAGCAATGATCTCAGTCGCCGTCGTGCCCGAGGGCCAGCTAGGCGAGATCACCGGACGCTGAGCGCCCGAGGGGAGATACTGGCAACCGGCGAACACGCCGATGAAAGCATCGCCAGCAGCGGCGGCCTGAAGAGTGCCGTCGGTGCCCATCTTGACGGGCTGACCAGTGTAGAGGTCAGCCGCATAAGTAGACAGGATTGTGCCCTGCATTTCACGAATGATCCCCGACGGGCTGTAAGCCGCACGGAGACCGAAGGGAGCATTGGTCGAAGACATCTTCGATTCCTTTTGCTAGGTGAGGGGACGCCCTACTCGAATACCGGGTTGGGCGCAGCTTCACGCAAGCTGGACATGCCGTCTTCCTCGATTACCTTTGACTTGCTGCTACGAGCGCGAGCCTCCATCGAGTCCATATCGGATGTGACCTTCTCTTCCTCACGCAGCGGCGCGTCATGGTGCGCCTCTCTCATGATTCGGTAATAAAGACGCTCGGGCAACTTGGCCGCAATCATCTCGTTCACACCAATAAGGCCAGCGTATTCGCCGGTCTTGAGGGTTGCGTATTCCCAACCCGGAACCTCTTCAGGCTTGACCGGCTCGTAGCCGAGACGGAAGCGCCCCTGAACAGAATCGCGCGGGTTAGTCGTAGTCAGCCAGCACACATGGTATCCGGGGATGTCAGGTAGGTCTGGCAGTGCGCTTTGATAAAACGCATCACGAAACATCTGGATACGGTCATCGTCGGAGATTTCTCGATTCTCTGTTACTGCGCGATCATCCATCGCGCGGCTACGACGTGCCGGGTCCTGTGTCTTCTTGAGTCGTTCATCGTTACCAAGGTTCATAGCTCGCTCCTTCAGCGTGCAGATTTCAAATCACGATCCGTTTCTTGGTAACGCTTCAACATGCGCTGCCTCAGAACCGGGTCATCCCAATACCCAGCATCCTTCATCGCTTGTACGCGCTCAGGGCTGAGATATACCTTTCGCGAGCCGGGAGAACTTATTTCCCTCGATCCGCTCACAGGAGGGCCACGCCTGCCTGTCTGTTGATTAGGAGTATAGTCTGAATCGTCGCCATCTGCAAAGCGGTGTGGAAGACGCTCAGAAATGCGACGGTCAAGTTCCTTCCAATAGCGTTTTGTTGAGGGGTCAAACCCCTCCCCAATAAGCCCGGCGTCGATGGCTTTGGCGGCCGCAGAGTCGGGATCGTTGCTATTTGCATTGAACCAGCGGTTCTTTTCAGCCCACTTTTCCGCCCGCTCTTTGACTTCGCGGTTTTGAATCGGAGCCGGTGCGTTCATCTGGTTTTTTACGCGATTGATCTCAGCCGCGCGTGCCATAGCCTGATCGCGCTGGCGAAGAAGCTCAGGAACCTTTGCACCATCGCCAAGTTCAATCGCCTTTGCCAGTGCGGCTTCAGTAGCCCGCACACTGTTGAGGGCATGATCGTAATTCTGGTTCAAAGAACCCTTCTGGGCGGCCAAAGCATGGCCTTCAACAGCCTCTAGGCGCTGCTGAAGGGTCTTGTTCTGATCCATGAGCCATTGAAGCTCTTCTTTGGTCTTATCGCGAGCAAAACGCTGGTTTTCCCGGCGTCTTTTGCGCTCATTGCGGCGGGCTTCTCGCTTTTCGTCTTCTTCTTCGTTGCGAGAGTCAGAAAGTCGCTCGTCTTCGGCCCCATTATCATCCTGATCGTCGTGATCGTCGGCGTCTTCAGGAGTTTCAACAGGAATAAGCTTTTCTTCTTCCTGATTTTCGGCTTTCTCGGTGCTGTTCATAGCTTAACTCCTACGCGCCAAGGAAAAAGGGCATGACAAGCGGGTTTGGAACACGGGTGAGGATGTTCAGATCGTCAAAAATGGCGAACTGAACCTTATCAACCTTGCCAAACTTGGCATGATGCAACGGTTTGGGAAGATTGACCTCAAACCTATCGCCGCCATACTTGGGCAGCCAGACGTAATCACCCGGCTTGCACCAAGCGCCTTCAGGCCAGTCCGTCATTGTGTCGCGGCTTTTGTAAGCGAGCGGCCCAACGGCAATAACTTTTGCCACTTGGGTATTGTCCCTCTGGATTTCCTGTGTTTTTTCAGGAACATAGAGGAATGGGCTCAGTTTTTCCTTAACTCCACGGATCTGAACCAAGATCCTTGACCCAAAGGGCTCCATTCCGGCGCTAACTTCAGGAAAAAACCACTCAATATCATCCGTAAGTGGATCTAGTGCGGCGCTTTCTGTCATGCTCATCGTCTTCTCCTTGTGCCAAGGTCTCCTCAATGATCGCAATTGCGCGACCCAGACCGGCGTAACGTCCTGCCCTGCGCCCGTACTCAAAACTTGAGCCGTCGCCGGGCTGCTCCATAGTTTCGTGGGCTACTCGACTTTGTTCTTCGAGTAGCCTTTTGATGATGATGTCAAGCATATAGTCTCCGAGTCAAGGACTATTTCTTAGCATCAAAGGAAGATAGTCCGCTTTTAGATGGAGCGTCAGCCTTTCCAGAAAGATTCTTGTGGATGCCGAAAGATTTCTGGGGCTTTACATTGTCATTGACCATGTTGCCGCCCTCAGAGGCGTTGTTCACGGCCATGCTCATGGCGAGCCGCTTATGCTGGGGAAGAAGGGAGTTATCCATAACAAACCTCAAGGGTTGATGCCGTGGCCAGTGGAAAGGTGGGATTGACCGCCATGCTCGGCCTGAAACACGGCAAGTTCTTTCGCGGTGCGGTTGTCCGCATCGTTCATTTCTTGCTTCGCCGCCAAATCCATCTGGCGTTCCTGCATCTTGATCTGGTCAAGCTGTGTTTCACGGGAAACACGCGCCTGCTCAATCTGAAGCTTTTGCTGATCAAGTTGGAGCTTGCCCTTGTCGTACTCAGCCCTGCGCTGCGTTTCGGCCATAAGAACCTGTGTCGGGTCTTGCGGCGGGGGCTGCTTCATCTTTTGCAAGAACTGCTGGGCAGCTTGAATAATGGCCGGAACGCCCTGCAACGAGGCTTCAATATCAGGCATAAACCGTTGAGACGCCATGGCGAGAGTACGATCAACCTCCGCAGACACGTCCTTGTCTTTCCCCTCGAAAAACGAGTCGATGGGAACCCCAACGGTGTTGCTGGTCTGCTCATAGATATGGATGGTGTACCAATACACCATATGTTCCTTGATGTGCTGAAGAACGCCGGGGATGTAAGTAGGGCCAATCAACTGGCTCATGCCAAAGATCGGGCTCTTCAGGTAATCCAGATGCACCTGAAGGTGGGCCAGATGATCCTGCATTGGGAAAGCGGCGACCGGCCTTCCCAGCGTCAGCGCGAGGTTTTCACTGACGGCGTTCAACTCCATTGGCTCGGGGCGCTTGGCCAAGAGTGACTTGAAGTCGGGGATCTTCATGCTCTGAAGGAAGCGTTCCTCAACGGCATGAGCGTCGTACAGGTTTGGAGCAGCGGCGGCGCGCTGTACAACTGCCTGCGCCTGCGCGGCGCGTTGTACGTCTGAGAAGATATTTGGATCAGAGACCGGCACAACATCCATCGGACCTTGGAAGTCCTTGGCCTTGCACATCTCTTCGCCGGTTACGCGCAGGATGTATTCGTCATCAATGTGCTTGGAATTGAGCCTGTGCAGAACCTTGAGGGTCATACCCATGGCGTAGTGCAAGCGACCATGGATGGCCGAAAACACGGTCATGCCCTGCTCGATCATCGCAAGCGTTGTGCCTACGGGGACGTTGGGGTTCTGGTCTTGAAGCTTCTCGTAGGTGGTGCGAACAACGCCGCGAGCTGCCTCGGTAACAAAACCAAGCAGGCTGAAAAGAACAGGGTTGGGTGGGTTGAATGGCACCGCCATGGCGATCTTGCGAACGTCATCCACGCCAACGCCACCTTCAATCTCCGTGACCTGAGTGGGTTCAATGCGGTCAGATTGGCCGCCGCGCGAACCGCCCTTCAGCTTCAACATGCCGGGGAAGTTGTTGATGTGCGCCGAGTCCAGCAGCGCCCGCAGCGCGCCTGTAGCCGCCGCTGAAAGGCTGCCGATCATATGGGGCAGACCGATAGGATACGCCCCGCGCCAAGGCACGAAGGGCCATTCCACCATGTGGACAAGCTCTTCCTGCTGCTCGTCGTCTGGATCCCAGTTGCGGTAGATTGACAGGACTTCTTGGGTCGTGTGGTCGATGGTTACAAGGTAGGGGGCAAGACCAAAGTTGTCTTCAAAATCCAAAAAGCAGGCCACTTCAAAAACGGTGCGCAGGCCGTCCTCGTTGTAACTGTTCTGTTCTTTGCCCTCGATCTTGTTGTTGGCTTTGGCGGGGCCGGTCAGATCAGGTTCTTGCGGAGATACAAGGTCGATCTCCCGATACATGCCTGTTCCAACACGCTTTTCGAACTCAAGGCGCGTGATGTACATCACATGCGTCTTGCGCTCGGCGGTGTAGAAGCTGGTGGCGCTGTAGGGCAGATACACATCGTCAATAGGGACGAACACCGCCATGGGGCGGTTGCGCTGCTCGCTCCAAACAAGCTTCATGTACTGCGCGCCGCCCAACGGGATCTGCGTAGTCATCTGCTCTAGTTCTGGCCGAAACTCGACCATCTGCTGGGTAAGCTGCCAGTTCAGAAACTTCTCCTTGCGGAGAGCCTTTTCCATTTTGGGCTGCGTAATTTCTCCGGGGATAAATTGCTTTACCGGCCCAGTAGAAGGAAACAATTCCTTAATCACGCGAGAAGAAAAATCTACGCAGGCCTCGGTAAGCATTGGGTGCACAACTTTGGATGCGCCCTGAAAATCAGCGCCACCGGGGGCATCATCGCCCAAACCAGTGCGGCGCAAGCCTTCTTCATACTGCTTGTCACGCAGCGAGCGAGCTTCCTTGTCACGTTCGATGTACTCCAGAAGCTGGCTGGAGATCGTCATCATTTCTGAGTTTGCCATATCCTCGGCAAGATTGATGTAGAACTCAGCGTTTTCAGCTTGTTCTGGTTCGCCAAGGGTAACGATGGCAGAGCCGTCTTCGTTTTCCTCGACATCGCTGTCGTCGGGCTCCAGATCAAGTTCAACGCCTTTGTCTTCATCTTGCATGGTAATTCCTTACGAATCTCTGAGGCTTGATAGAGGGGACATGCCAAGAGCATATCCTACATTTGGGTTCTGCGGTACTGGGGCCAAAGTTGGCGAAGCATTTGCATTACTTGACCCGATCAATTGCTGCAAGGGCGACAGGGTGGGCGCTGCCGCAGACGGCGCTGGGGCCATTGGCGAGGCATGAGGCGCGTCGGAGCCATAGGAGTCACTGGGAAGCAAACCCGGTGGCTGGGCTATTGCGCCAATAGAACCCTGCCCATCCGTGAACGCCATTGTTGGGGTCGACGACATCGTTGGCATAGATGGCGGGTTCTGAGCGGTGACAAGGCCACCGTCAGCAAAGTATTGGTCAGCGTTGAAGTACCCGCCACGCGCTGCAACGGGAGCCATCGTCCAGTTCTTCACGCCAGCCGCCTCTGCCGCTGCGGGAGTGTTGTAAGATTTCCCATCTGGGCCGTAGACAACCGCTTGAATGCCAACCGAATCGGAAGGGCCTGTCGGGGCAACCTCAAGACCTGTGTCGCTCCATATCTGCTTGGTGTATGGGCGAAAGAAAGCGTTCTCCACGCCCGTGTAGTTCTTCTTGGCGCCGCCAACATATGTGCGCCCAGATACTGTCTGGATTGTAGGTTCCGGTATAACCGAACCAGTAGGTCCGGTTGCGCCCGTTGGTCCGGTTGGCAGTACAATAGGGGGAATAACAATAGACCCCGTTGGTCCTTGGTCTACTGGCGGCTTTTCTTCTGGGCCGGTAACGCCGCCAGTTGGGCCGGTAACACCGCCAGTAGCGCCAGTGTTGGGGCCTGTTATACCGCCGGTTGTGCCTCCGGTAGCCCCGGTGCCGGGGCCTGTTACACCACTAGTCCCGCCAGTTATGCTTCCAGTTATACCTCCGGTAACTCCACCAGTTGCGCCAATATCTGGGCCGGTAATGCCTCCAGTTGTGCCTCCAGTGGCGCCACCAGTTACACCTCCTGTTGCCCCACCTGTGGTTCCTCCGCTAGTGCCACCTGTAACACTAGGCCCAGTAATCGTGCTATTGGGCTCGCCGCCACCGGGGATGGCAACATTTCCCAACGGATCAAACGTTGTCGGAGGAATTACCCCGCCGCTTGGGCCAGTAATGCTTTCGACTGGCTTCGTAGAGTCTGGGCCAGTAGGTGCAGTGACAACCTCTGGCGTAACCACCGGAGGAATTGTTACAGGAACCTCTGGCGTTACCACAGGGGTTTCGGGGATAGTTACTACAGGGACCTCGGGAGTTACAGCAGGGGTTTCAGGAAGCGTAACAGGTGTTTCTGGCTTGGTTGTATCAACAGGTTGCTTGTTGAGATCATCAAGTATTTTTTGCATTTCCTCGTTGGTCAACTGCGGAGGAACAGTTACAGATGTGCCGCCAGTAGGCGCGAAAGGCGTAACAGGTGTCTCAGAAACAACAGGAGGCGTGACGGCCTTAGCCGCCTCTTCAGCCGCTTTTGCCTGCATATCAGCAAGAACTTTAGCTTGCGCGGCTGCTTGAGCTTCTTGTTCCGTCTTGGCGGCTTGTGCAGCCGCTTCAGCGTCAGCTTGAGCCTTTGCCGCAGCTTCTGCGTCAGCCTGAGCTTTGGCATCAGCAGCCGCCTTGGCTTCTGCAATGGCATCTGCCTCAGCTTTTGCTTGTGCGGCAGCCTGCGCGTCAGCCTGCGCCTTGGCCTCAACGGCAGCTTGAGCATCGGCCTGAGCTTTCGCTTGTGCGTCGGCTTGAGCCTGTGCATCGGCAGTGGCCTTTGCCTCAGCGTCGGCCTGAGCCTTTGCCTGCGCTTCGGCGGCAGCTCTTGCCTGCATATCAGCAAGAACTTTAGCTTGCGCGGCTGCTTGAGCTTCTTGTTCCGTCTTGGCGGCTTGTGCAGCCGCTTCAGCGTCAGCTTGAGCCTTTGCCGCAGCTTCCGTATCCGCTTTAGCTTTAGCCTGCGCGTCTGCATCTGATTTTGTTTTAGCGTCTGCCTCAGCTTTGGCTTGCGCTTCAGCCGCAGCCCTCTTGGCAGCGGCCTGTTGCTCTGCCGCAGCTCGCGCAGCTTCTTGAGCCTGCTGTGCTTGCAAGTCAGCCAAAACTTTGGCCTGAGCAGCGGCTTTGGCCTCTTGCTCGGTCCTTGCAGCTTGCGCTGCGGCTTCAGCATCCGCTTGCGCCTTTGCCGCCGCTTCTGCATCAGTTTGAGCTTTTGCGGTTGCTTCGGCAGCGGCTTGCGCAGCGGCTTTGGCATCCGCATCAGCTTTGGCTTTAGCGTCGGTTTCAGCCTTGGCTTGAGCTTCAGCAGCCGCTCTTTCAGCGGCAGCTTGCTGTTCCGCAGCAGCTTTCGCCGCTTCTTCAGCCTGCCTAGCTTGCAAATCCGCAAGCACCTTCGCCTGTGCGGCAGCTTTGGCTTCTTCTTCTGTTTTAGCTGCCTTTGCGGCGGCCTCAGCGTCCGCTTGGGCTTTTGCTGCGGCCTCAGCCTGAGCCTGAGCTTCAGCCTTTGCTGCGTCTGCATCCGCTTGTGCCTTGGCTGCGGCATCGGCTTTTGCTTTGGCGTCCGTTTCTGCCTTAGCTTTGGCCTCAGCATCGGTTTTGGCTTTAGCCTCCGCTTCAGCCGCCTGCTGCGCGGATGTGCTAGTTGTTTGCCCCGGAATGTTTGGAACAACCTCCACTTCGGTTGTCGTTGTCGAGGGCTTGTCGGTTATGACAGGCGCAAGTTCTTTGCCAATTACCTCAGCATTGGGGTCGGTCTTTCCTACCGTGAGACGTTTTTCTTGGGCAAAATCAATTGCGTCTTTCAGCGATACGCTGCCGTTTTGAACATCGTAGATGTCGGCATCCGTGAGACCAAGAATGGTTAGGTCTTTGGCAGACGTGACGTTCGCCAGCCCAAGTTCACGAGCTTGCGCCGCAATTCGAGCGTCAGCCGCTGCTTCAAGATCAACTGTTGGAGTTGTTGTTGGAGTTTCTATCGAAGTTGTCGGAGTTTCTGTCGAAGTTGTTGGAGTTTCGACCACAGGCTTCGTGCCAAGCGTGGCCCCGCCAGCGGCTTCGGCAATCGCTTTGTCGTTCATGCTGACAATTTCACCCCAAAAAGCTTGAGGGATTGCCGCCTGATAGGTGGGGTTTTGCTGTAGAAATGGCACCAAACGCCCCTGAAGCGCAGCCTGCCTAGCTGCATCAACAACAGCCGCTTGTCCTGAGTTAGCTGGAAATGGCAACTCAGCCGCAGCAGCGGGTGTAATGAGCGCATCCTTGATCGTGTCGAGAATGCTTGTCGTTGGGGTTGTTTGTTGTGCCGTTCTTGCTGCGGTGGCCTTTCTGTCTATTTCTTGAAGGTCGGCCAAAACTTTTGGGTCAATCGTCGCCGCAGCGTCGGGGTTCATGTCTAGAAAACCACTCAAGTATCCAGATGACGCGCTTGATGTCGCGTTGTTTAGATTTGCTACTGCTTTGGCTTTCTGATCAGCCTGAGCCTGTGCAACGCGAGTTTGTTCTGCCTTTTGATCAGCTTCAACCTGAGCCGCAGTGTCAGCCTGCGCCTTGTCGGTCTCGTAAGCGTTTTTCGTCTCGTCTTTGAACGCATCTACGGAGACGGTGCGCCCATCAGGGGCAGCCCATCCTTTGTCTGTCCTATTTTCATATGAAACGTACTGAATAACGCTTCCATCTGCGTCTGTGACTCCGCCTGAATCTGTGTAGACCGGAACGGTTGTTGTAGTTTCAACCGGCTTCCATCCTTCGCCAATGGCTGCGGCTTTGTCTACAAGCGAGTTGAGGCTTTCCAGAGTGGTGTTGCCATACAACTGCTTCATCAATGGCGATTCGCTGTCGCCGTAACTCAGAGAAATGCCGCCCTTTATTTTTACGTCTTCAGCAAGCTGCTCTCGCTTTTCTGGGTCCATGTTGGGATCATTCAACGCTTCATCAACTTGCTGAATGATGGCGCTGTTGACTGTCTCGTTGACGCCCTTCAAGTCATTCAGGGTAAAAGACGCCTTGCCGCTCTCAATGTCATTAAGGGCAAGGCGAGCATTTGGGTCGTTAGCGTAGTCCATCAACCACTCCGGCAGCATTCCGGTGATAGCGGCGCTGGCAATGGAGGACTTGTAGGCGTCTGGCGTTTCGGCTTCGGGCGGGTTGTATGTCGCCACATACTTCGAGTCGGTGTTGGGCACTGTGTCGGTGTTGATCGTGACGTTAGTAACCGACTTGATCGCCTTGTTGATCATGTCGGAGAAGCCGCTGGCAGCGAACATGCCGGACTGAAGCGCACCATACAGCGAGCCAGAAGCTGCTTGCGCAAGGCTCATGCCGCCAGCCAGACCGGCAACCGTGCCGCTGATCTCGCCTGTGATTGCTGACACAAGCCCCTTTGATAGCGCCCCGGAACCTAAGTTTAGGCCGGTCTCGCCGGTTATGAAATTGTTGATGGTGGGGCTGATGGCCGAAGATATGCCACCGCTCACCGCGCCCATTAGAATGTTCTTGGCGACGTTGCCGCCAGACACCGCAGCCGTCACGCCACCGACCGCTGCCCCGGTCAACGCACCACTAACGACACTGCCAATGCCGGTAACGCCGACCAAGGCGTCGACCGCGCCAGAGAGCCCCGCAGCCCCGAATAGGCTGGTTCCAATTACCTCGCCAATGCCGGGAATGATGAACCCAAGCGCAATGGGCAGAATGAACTTGAAGATGCTGCTGAACCAGCCAAACTCTGGCAGGCCGGTCTCGGGGTTTATGGTAGGTTCGCCCCACTGCTCAACAAGCTTGGCGTATTCATCCTTGTTGATATGAATGACCATGGTGTCGCCGTTGCGGCTGGCGGCTTTGACCTCTCTAGCCTCATCGACTAGCCCGCCCTTGGCGTACTGCGGGGCGTAGGGAACCATGACCATCATTGTATCAGACATCGGGGCGTCCTCAGATCGCAAGTTCGTAATGAAGGACTTTTCCCTTTTTGCCCTCATGCTCCATCGTCATTTCTTTTTTGCTGAACTCCAGCCCGCTCTTGTCTAGAAGCTGCGCCTCCTTGCGGCCAGCCGCAACGGTTGTCATCTTCGTAAACTTCATCTGCTTCAGCGTCTGCGGCAGAACCGCCACGCGCATCGGCATCATGTCGGGCTCAACGGTGAACGGAACAAACTTGGCCTCGCCGCCCCCGCCGCTCACGACGAAGACGGTATTACCGATCTGCACCAGTCTGATCTTTTGTTCCTTGGCCGCTTGACCCAGCGCCATGATGTAGCCCTGAATCTGCTCGACCGGCATTCCCTCCTGCTTGAAGGCGCGGTTTAGAATCTGCGGCGGCGTCAGCACCTGACCTTTGGGCAGTGCCTTTTCGCCAAGTTCTTTCATCTTCTCTGGGCTGTAGGTCTTAGACATGCGGCATTAACCTTTCGAGGCTTGCTTTCAGGTCGAACACTTCGCCGCCCTCAGCCTTCTTCAACGGCGCGGTATGGGACCGCTTGACCCAATCCTTTAACTGGTGCGCGTCCATTTCGACCACCGAATGAATGCGCTTGTGGCCCAGCCCATCGCTGAATGAATGGGCATAGTCCCGCAGCGCGTGAGCGCGGTCTTTGTATCCAAGCATGACCTTGTGCTCGTTGAACTTGCCGGTGTGCGGGTGTTGCTGGTTGATGACGAACACCTTCTCGCTGTCATGGTGCGGCCCGACAAAGGCGTCGGTCTTCATGCCGTCGTGATCGGGCTTCGAGCTGTCGATGTAGCCGTAGTCGGCGGCCATCTTGCTATCGCCACTGTGGGCGCGGTGGCGCATTTCGCCCTTGTGTTCTTCGAGCGAGACCGGCACACCGGCAGCCTTTTCATGACCGACGACTGCGCGGCCACCCGTGGAGAAGTATTGCTCGTGATCGAACGGCTGAGGCGCAGGCGCCCGAAGGTCTGTCTCAATTTGGCGCATAAGCGCCGCATATGGGCTAGGCGGCATATGGATTGCCCTTCGGTCTGTCGTCGTAATCTCTCGGCTCGGGCGGGTCCGGCCTCGTGACACGGATCATATCACGGTCGGAAAGATAACGCAGCCCCTGAACACCCGCGTCCATCATGTCATCATGCGGGATCGAACCCTCGCCGCTGAAGGTGCAAAGCTGCTCGACGAGGGTCGATGCCCAGCTAATCGGGTTGCCCGGAGCTTTGGCGCTTTCGGGGATCCAGACACGCCCCGCTGCAAACAGGGGGCTGATGGCGTGAAGCCGATCAAGCTTGCGAGCGCGACCGGGGTTGTACGGAGCCGAAATGATATTCTCTCTGGCCAGCGTCTGTCGCAGGCTGATTCCCGACCCCTTGTCCTCGATCAGCAGCAGATCGGGTTTGCGCCCCGAGTTCTCGACATGCGAGGGGCCAAACATGGGTTTGAGCATCGACCGTTCGCGCGGCGCGTACTCGGCTTTGAACTCGGTCTTCACCCGCTTGATCAGGTCGGGAAAGCCCAGCCGGTCTTGCCAGCAGTCCAGCAAGATGATGTCGCGACGGTCCTTGCCCCGGCTGAAGACGCCCCAGACAGCGCAGGCGCTATAGTCCGGGTCGCCCCTGACCGTGCTGCCCGTCTCCTCGGTGAAGGCGGTGTCCATCGACATCACGATGAACTCAAGNTCGGGCAGTTCTTTGTCATGCGGCCANAGCTTCANCCANNNNCGNTTGATGACGCCCATNTCCTCNGGGTNNATGANCTCGGCATGGATNTCTTGNCGNCCGATTGTGGTTCCCTCGTACTGAAGGATCTGGTCGCGAAAGGTTGGCGCTAAGTTTGCGAGGTTTTCGTAGGTCGAGGCCCGAGTGACGATCACGTCCTTGCCCTCTCGTTTGAGAAGGTTGCGGATGATATTGTTGGGCTTTGGCGTGGTCGTACAGATGATGCGGGGCCGGTCGCCCAAACGCATACCGAACATGAGAAGGTCGAAGGCTTCATCGGCCCGCTGCCACGCAGCAAGCTCGTCAAGCCATCCGCCATGAAACTGCGGGCCGCGAAAGCGTTCTGGCTTCTCGGCGGTGATGCCCTTTATGGTTGAGCCATTCAAGAATTTTATCTCGACCTCGCTGCGGTTGTAGGTCTCGATCAGGCTCGGAGGGATGACGTTGATCAGGCCCGACTCGCCTTCGAAGCAGACGCCGGTCAGATCCCCATAGGTGGGCGCTGAGACCAGCCACCGTGTACCCGGCTGCATGACTGCCCATGATCCAAGCACTTCGGCTGCGGTGCGCGTTTTGCCAGCGCCTCGCCCGGCGAGCAGTAGCCAGATGGTCCAGTCTTTCGACCGTGGCGGGACTTGATGGGGCAGACGCTTGACCATCCAGTGCATTTGCCAGTCGGCAATGGCTCGCTCTAATGGGGTTAGCTTGATATAGGAGGCCGATAGATCATCCACGCGCCTTGGCCTCCAA